ACCCTAACCCTAACCCTAACCCTAACCCTAAACTCACGATATCATATTAGGGTAAAAAGTATTTGAAATTATTACCTAATATGGTCTCAAAATACTATTATTGTATTGTATTATATTAGAGCATAAGTTCCGGCAAAAGTATTTATATTTTGGTTGTATATTTTGTTATCTATTTAGGTCATAATTATTTATTTTTGTTGTAATTATTTGTTATCATAATTGTAAAAATACACTAAATATATTTTGTCAGCATAATGATAACAATTTATATTTTCTATAAATATATTTTGCCTACATTATGCTCTAATATGAGGTCGGTATTTGTCAGGCGGAATGTTCTCGGAATCTTCTCGGAATGTTCTCGGAATCTTCTCTATTTTGGTATTATATTAGTGAGCAGTACATGGTAACTCTTTATTTATTTATCCGCAGACCCTACCCCTCCTGTGTGAGCACTTTTTCAAACCTGATTTCAACACCCCCGTTTGTCGGATTACCTCAACTGTCCTAAAATTATTTTGAATTGAAATAGTTAATAAGAGAGATAGGATCGGATATGGTTACTCTATTTATTTTATTTATTTTATTTATTTTATTTATTTATTTATTTATTTATTTATTTATTTATTTATATATCCGCAGACCCTACCCCTCCTGTGTGAGCACTTTTCCAAACCTGATTTCAACACCTCCGTTTGTCGGATTATCTCAACTGTCCTAAAATTATTTGGTTTCTAAAAGTAGATTAAGAGAGATAGGAAACTCTATTTATAGGAGCGTTATAATTCTCTTTCTTCTGTTGGTGTAAGGTCAGAACTGACGGATGAACCAATGGATTCTCCAAGTTCTACCTTGTGTAAGGTGTCAAAGAATTTCTGTTCTTGCTTCATGATGCTTATCAAATTGTTATGAGAGATTTTAAGATAATTCTTTCGTATATCAGGATAGATACTTGTTTCCAATCTCTCTAGTGCATCGTTGTAATCTTTTATTAACGTAGGGGACAATTCATTCTCATTCCTAGCATTGTTTAGGGTATGTGTTAATATCAATTGTGCTTGTAGTATCAACTCTAACTGTTCTGGAAACTTTTTAAACCTTATAAGAGCAGAAATAGATGCGATGATAGAGGACAATGCAATAGGTACAAGGGCAACCATGTTGTTCGTCCAACGCATTTGAATTTTCATAGATTCAAACATACCCGTAGATAAGGACAAGACGATGATACATTTATTCCAACTGTCGTTATCCTTTTTTAATTGTTCGTGTGCGAGAGAAAGAGCATCCCTCTTTGCTTTCAGGTCTTGAATAATCATAGGCAACGTATGCTTTTCCATACTCTACTGTTTTATTATTTATAGTTCCTGTTCTATAAATGTATCCAACGAATGCTTATCGCTCAAGTCAGAGTTTTTGTCTTCGTGTTTGTATTCAAATAGATTTCCAAAAGCGGTCTCTTTGTGGGCGTGTGCTGATACAATATCTCCGTTTACCCTATGTATATTGACTTTTTTATTTAAATCTCTCTTGGTAGGTTTATCCACTTGAATAGAGTCATGAAATAGTTTGGTATACCCTGGATTGAAGACATGGACTTCTTTGACTCTATCTCTTATGGATTGAGATTGAGACACGGTATTCAAAGCAATACTTCCACCAAGGGAATGGCCGCCGAGAGAATACTCCTTGTCCTCTCCATATTGACGCATGATATCTCTTGTTTTTTGTCGTCTTTGTTTGAATTGCGGATTAGACCGCTGTGTTCCTGTACCAAGGGCAACATCACTTAATAAATCACGAGGGTTATTTATATTCGTCCCTGTATAATTGATATGGACTTTATCTCCTTTCGTGGCCGTCAATACGTCTTTGTTTGTATTGTTAGCATCTAAATTATACCCAAGACGACTTAATTTTTTGGTAGCATAAGCATCTTGTTTTTCTTTGTTTTCCCCTTGCTGATACCTATAATGTATTTGAGAGATTCGGGCGTACTCGTTCATTATAGGAAGCATTTATTTTATTTTTTATATAGCGTAATATTAAATGAGTTGTAGTATTATCATCCCTACGTATCATCGTAAAAAGTTTGAAAAGTTGATAGAATATAACCTACAATTACAGACGTATTACAATATAATAGAAGTCATTATTTTAGACGATGGTGACGATGAACCGTTGTGTATTAAAACCAAATATCCCATTCGGTATTATCGTGTAGCACGTTGTTCTATTGGTGCGAAGCGTAATCAAGGCGTTCAATTGGCACACGGTCATTACATTGCTTTTATGGATACGGATGATTTTTATACACCCGATTATATAGCCCATTCTATTTTTGAAATGGAATTTCATAACAAATCCATTGCTGGTTCGGCAGATATGAACGTGTATGACTTTACCCATTTTTATAAACAACGGTGTATCTTTTTACACTATCTCAATGAAGCGACGCTTGTCTTTAAAAAGTCTGTCTTTACTTCTTTTGCCGACGCAAACTCTAACGAAGCCTTACCTTTTTTAGGTAGTCAAATAGAGAAAATCATTGAAACCGATATTGATAAGATCATGTGTTGTGTCTCTCACGGAGGCAATACCATTCCCAAAGAACCTTGGTGTACCGATAAATATAGAATAAAACCCTTGATTCAATATTCTAATCATACTGCTTTATTATCTACGTTAAATCTATAAATGGCGTTGCAACACATGACTGTTAAACTCGTACCGCAAACCAGCAATGTCATACCGCCGGGTAAATTCATTTATACCGACGAAACCTTTTTAATTCAACCGCCTAAATACATTCAAGGCGAATCATTCCCACAACAGGGTAAACCGCTTGTCCCCGCTCATTTCTCCTACGGACATCATAACCCTGATTTTACACCTATTTACACACCACCTACTCGGTTAGCGATGAATTATAACACCTATATTTATAACAGCGTAACTGGATATACTTAATGTCTAAAGATATAGTAATGTATCAATTAGACACTCCATATTCTTCTCAAATCCTATTCTTGAACTCTGAAAATTCAATCTTTAAAAACATTGATGGAGAGGGTAGTTACCAATATGATTTTCAAACGCCCATTCAACTCCCTACCAATTGTCAAATGCTTATCAGTATCACGGACGCCCAAATGCCTAATATAATTCCCAACGTGACCTCTTCCAACAATACAATATCGTTTTCTATTCCAACCTTTAGCAAATTGTTTACCATTACGATTCGTGAAGACGATGGTATAACCGATAGAGTCTATAACGTTCAGGAATGGTTAGCGGTCGTGAATGAAAAGATTACCTATGAAGCAGTGTCTCAATTTAGTTTATACGGAGGATTCAATACGTCCACCTCTAAAATAACTTGGTATTGTAATTATCCTTTTCAAATCCTTTCTAATGTAGAATATCCTACAACCTGTTTTGATTTGATTGGATTTAAGAAGAATCGTTTTAATGAGGTGGTGTATGAATCCGAAGGAGTTTTATTATCGTCTGTACTCAATCCCTCTTACCATATCACGATGCCGAGTTGTGTGAACTTTAGCGGAACGAGATTTATATTTGTAAAGTTTAAGAACATTTCCGTCAACAATTTAAACAGCAGAGGTGCTACCGACCAAGCGGTGGTTCGTATAGATAACAATGCTCCTTTTGGTTTTATGATATTTTACAGACCCATTGAAGTACATCGTTTTATCATTAACAGGCAAACCATAAATAATATTTCTTTTACTTTAACGGATACACAGGGTAAAGAGTTGAATATATTTAGTAACGACGCTCAAATCACCATCAAATTAGAATACATGTATAAACCCAATATTCGTTCTATGGAAGAAGGCACTATCAATTACGAGTTACGGAAACTGTCCAAAGTGTTGACAGATAAACCAAGTATAGCGGGTTCGTATAATCCTGAATCGAATGAATTCATAAGAGAGTAAAATATATTATGATTTGGTAAAGTATAATGGCATTCGGACAGAAGAAACCGTTAATGAATCGCATTGGACTAAAGAAATCTGCACATACCATGATGCGTATTGGTTTAAAAGCAAGTGATATTGCCATGGCGGCCGCACCCGTAGTAGCGTTTGCCGGTCCTGAAGCTTTACCTGTGGCGGGGGCATTGGAGGCTGCAGGTTCGGCAGGAAGAGCCATCTTTGGTTTAGGAAGTAAATTTGTTTAGAAAAATGAAACGTATAAGACTATAACACACGGACCAAACCATGGAAGACGAAGATTTTCGCACAATGGAAATTAATCAAAGTCAGATGAAAGTGTTCCGTGATGGGAGAATTCATACTTACGATAAAAGATTCAAAACATGGATAGATAGAAAGTTTCAAACTAATAAAGCATATCATGGATATTGTAAGGTAGGAATTGGAGGCAAATATTACTTCGTTCATAATATCATTACTTTATGTTATTTAGGAGAAAAACCGACTGGATTTCAAACCGACCATATCAATGGTGTAAGGTTAGATAATCGTTTAGAAAATTTACAATATTTGACCCATACTCAAAATACAAGAGAACGAAAAACAATGAATAATCGTCCTATCAAGGGATATTCTAAAACAAAATACGGAAGATTTTTGGCACACATTACGGTTGATTATAAAACAATTTATTTAGGCACACACGCTACGGAAGAAGAAGCACGACAAGCGTATGTGGACGCTAAACTGAAATATCACCAAATTGAAATTTGAGAATGGATTTGAATTATTGTATCTCAAGATAGTATAATGTCTGCCCCAGATGCCCTTGCCGAAAGTCTTATGTATGTCGATATGCGTCGTCGTGCAGTTGCCTCCCGTTCGTACCGAACTAAAATCTCCCCCAACAACGGTCAGACCTTTACAGCGGGCCAAGTAGTCAATATTGATATGCCCTCCAATCTTGCAGGCACGTATGTCAACTGGAATCAGTGCTACCTTAAGTTTAAGGTTACCTCCACAGGTGCCGGTCGTCTTGACCGTTGTGGTGCAGCCGGTCTAATTTCTCGTGTGTCGTGTTTTACAAGTGGCGCTCAAATCTTTGACTTGCCAAACTGGAATGTGTTGATGACCATCCTTATGGATACAGATTCGTCTCCTGCCTACAAAGCGGGGATTGGTAACGTACTTATGGGGACACTCGGAGGTGTCCAAGCTGGGGAAACACTTACGGCAGGAACTGCTCGTACCTTTTGTGTTCCGTTTGCTCTCCACCCGTTTGCGATGTCTACTCCCCATCGCCTAATGCCTTTGTTTTCGGCCGCCCCAGTCCAGTTTAAGATAACTTTGGAATCGGCCGCTCTTGCCACGGTTGGCACTATTTCGGCATTAAATTACACAGAAGTAGAATTGGTTTGCATCATGACTGAATTGAGCCCGGGCGCACAGGCTCAAGTAGACCAAATGAGCGGAGGCATGTATAATATTCTTGCTTCGTCTTACCAAAATGTAGGCACTACCATGGTCGGTGTAGCGGGTTCTGCTAATACCGTAACCGCTAATCTTGGTCTAAGTGTATCGTCTTTGGAACGTGTCATCGTCTGCCATCGTCCAACCGACACTCTTGTGGCACTCGGTTACTCGCTCGGCAATCGTACCAAAAACTATTTATCGGAATACTCTATCCTGATCAACGGAGAGCAGTTTCCGTCACGTAGTATAGTAGTTGAAAATAAAGGTGCTGAAGCTCTTGCGGAATATCTATTGTCGGACCACTCGCTCGTCAACTTTGATAAACAATCGTCCTTCAATATTGCGGTCCGTGGTACATCAGCTGAACTAAAAAGTAACGGTCTTGACGGTGGATCGGCGACTGCTATTCTTGAGCCTTTTTTAGACAATGACCCTGCTGGTTTGGAAGCGGGAACTACGGCAGGTGCTATTTCCAACATTGGTTCTTTCATCACGGCCGTGGAATTGGAGACAGGACTCTCGGATGGCAAGTCGCAACGAATTTACTCTGGTATTAGCACCATCAGTTCTACCGTCAATTATCGTGGCATATATGCTGCGGGTTCTGCAAACGCCCAGATTGATTTCTTTGCACAATTTACGGTACTCTTGTCGCTCAACATGAGAGGCACGGCCGTGTGGGCTGTTAGCGTTTGATGTCTGGGGAGTTTGTTAGAAAAATGATTTAAACACCCCACACCTCTATATTGATTTAATTTATAGATTTAAACCATCTACAAATTAAATTTCTTTTTAAAATCTTTTACAGATTCCTCTACAGTAGGCATGTTCCATAATATCCAACGAGATAAACTTCCAGCAGTTGTAGGGTCATTCCAGTTTTCATTTCGGTGTCTTGCTAGATAAGCATCACGTTTTACTTTGGCCACTTCTTTATCTTGTTTATAATATTTGGTATAATCCATCATACCCTTTGCACCAAAATGTATCGTCTTTTCTCTCCCCTTTTCTTCAAAAGTAGCCATAAGTTTCTTGTCTTTGTTCGTAGACGGACGTATTCCTATTAGTTTCATAACCTTACTTTTTATTAATTAAAGTTTAAAACAACTTTTTCGTGTTTGACGGAAAGAGGCGGTATTCTTTTGTCTACTACTTTATTCTCTTCTTCGGTGGATTTAGCAAGTAGAGTATACACTTCAGGAGCAAACCCGGGGAATCTTTCTTCGTAATAGTCTGCTTGATAGACCTTATAATTGACCGTGTTCCAATCCAAATTATCAAAACAATCTTCGTCGGCACAATAGTCTAACAATCCTTCAAACATTTTATGAAAGTTGCTTTCGTCGTGTTCTATCCATGCTCCTTTGTTGTCGTCGTTTAAGGAGTTTAACCCTGGAATATCCTGTGTATCTCTTTTGATAAGATTTCGTGTATTGTGAATGATTTGTTTAAAGTCGTTCTCCTTTTTCATCTTTAGCATTTCGTCCATATACTTTAAAACTATATTTTTTTTCTTTTCCTATTCTATAATGAAATCTCTGAGTGACACCGAATCCGAACCCGACCAAACCTTGCAAAAGAAAACCCGAAAGCGAAAGCCCAAGGTTGAACCCCAAGAAGTCAAAGAACCCAAGAAACCCAAGAAGTCCAAGGTTGAACCTGTAGCAGAACCTGTAGCAGAACCTGTTGCAGAACCTGTAGCAGAACCTGTGGTAGAACCAAAGGTAGAACCTGTCATTCCAAAACCAAAACGTGTATTGACCGAAAAACAATTAGAAGCTTTAGCACTTGCCCGTGAAAAACGTAAACTTGCCAAAGAAGCCAAGGTTGTCCCTGAACCCGTTCCCGAAGCACCCAAAGCACCTAAAGCACCTAAAGCACCCAAAGCACCCAAAGCACCTAAAGCACCCAAAGCACCCAAAGCACCCAAAGCGATTACACCCGTCAAAGTAGAACAACTTGAACCTTTTAAGTATCCTCTCTACGTCTAAAATGAATTATCTTTTTAACCTTTTCTGTGGTTAATAATATGAGTCTGGACATCAAAGAAGAACCCAATTATAAATTAAAGATTATGAATAGTGCGAACCATTTAGACAAAAAATTAGCGGATGATATTCCTGAACCTTTACCCAACTATAGCGGGTTTAATTTTGTCATTGCTGGAAGCAGTGGTTCAGGAAAAACAACGTTATTGACTTCACTTATGGCCGCCAAAAAAAAGAATGGACTACGACAATCTTACCGTAAATGTTTTGATAATATTCTTATTTGTTCTCCTACATTAGGGCAAGGCAAGTCTATGAAAAAAGACCCCTTTTCAGATATTCCTGAACCTCAAAAATGGAAAGTATTTAACAAACAAGTCATGGATGAAATCTTCAAGACGCTGGAAGAGAACCGAGAAGAAGAAGAAAATAGTATATTGATATTAGACGATATTGGGGCACAACTTCGTAAAAGTGCCGGTGCTGAAAAACAACTCGTGTCCTTGCTTCAAAATAGAAGACACATGTTTTGTTCTGTCTTTATTTTAGTCCAAAAGTTTAAGGATTTACCAATGGGGATACGTAACAACATGTCCCACTTTGTCAGTTTTAGACCTAAAAATCAAATGGAAATGGAAGCCATCTGTAGCGAAACCATGCCCTTTTGTAAAAAGAATTATCAACAAATTATGAACTACATTTACGACAATGAAGATAAATTCAGTTTTCTAATGATTGACATGTCTCTAAAAGAAACCAACAAGTTTAGGTATTTCAAAAAGTTTAATGAAATATTTATCTCCTAAATCATAAACCATATATATATATTTTAAACTTTATATATATATGCCTCCAAAGCGTAAAGCCCGTAAGGCACAGACGCAAACACAGAGACAAAGTGTAGTCGTGAATATTGGTACGAAACGAAAATCGTCTGGTCGTGGAAGACTCGCTCCACCATCGCATCAGCATAATCTTGCTCCTACGTTTATTACAACCCCACAAATAGATTATACAAACTTGTTTGCTTCTTTGTTACATACTACAGCAAAAGTTCAAGAACCAGTTCCTATACGTAATCCTGTCACACCGTTAAGTTCTACAACACAATCGGCAAGAGCATCCGCAGGAGAAGCCGCTCAAAGACGAGCAGGACCAACGGCGGATAATTTTCAACGTACTACAAGTGCTTCCAGAATGGATGAAGCACCTTCACAAACACCTCTGCCTACGGCAACAGCCTCTCCTACTCCCGTAGTGGGTGAACGTGTACCGGATGCTTATTATCATGACCAAATAGTTCCTTTTAAACGAGAACCTCCAAGACAGGGCGAGGCAGGTCAAGGTGCAAGCGGAGGAGGATTACCAGGCGAAGGACAACGTGTAGGAAGTCAACGAGGTCGTCCCGCTGGTAAAAAAGATGTATCTCCAAGAAAACGAAGAACCAAATCCCAATTGGCCGATGCCAGGGCAGCTGCAGAAGCAAAACGATCAGAAGAATTAGATTAACCTTTAGGAAGTTTTACTTTTTTTAAAAGTATTTTTTTATAAACGTATAATATATATGGGCGTCAAGATTATATGCGGACACTCTGTCTTTAACGAAAATGCTTTGGTCATGTCTAAGAAATATGGTTGGGTATTAGAAACTGATTTTGATCCACAAAAAGGCGACTTGTATATTGTCTTTGGAGGACACGAAATCTCTCATCAACTCTTGGAGATTCAATTTAAGAAGAACAGTTCTTTTGGATATATTTTATTCAACAGCGAACAAATCCATTCTCAATTCTTTAAGAACAAATATTATATTAGTCTTATGAAACGTAATATCGTGTTTGATTACAATTCCCTTACGACCGAGTATTTAAAAAAAACGTTTGAAATCCGTGTCTTGTCGCATTTCTATTTTGAGTTTATGCGTTTTACCCAAGAGTCTGTGAGAGAATATGACGTGACTTTTATAGGCACTCATAGTGTAAAGCGTGACACACTACTACAAGAATTGAAATCCAAGTATCCTCATTTAAACTTTTATATAGACTTGGAATGGAAACATGCCAACGCCCAATCCCTTACGGATATTCTACACAAAAGCAAACTCGTTTTGAATATACCCTACTACGAAAAGGACCATGCTTTAGAAACCCACCGCATCAATAAAGCAATTGCCTGTGGTTGTCAAGTCATGTCTATACCAAGTTCAGACGAAGACGCTAACGATTTTTACAAAGACTACGTTCATTTTACAGACACGTTTGATTTAGATGCTCCCCTTGAACCTAAACAAAATTACGGTCATTTAATCCAGTCGTTGTCTCAAAAGTTTAACCCTCCCATGTTGTTTATGATAGAACATATACAAAAAAAGTTCTCGTCTATATCTAATGAACCCTCCACAGAAATGGTACAGCAACCAACCACCGATACAGGATGTATGTCCTCTCACGAAGAAACGAAAGAGTAGACTGGAAACTCAATTTGAAAAAGAATATCCCTTTGTGACTTGGACGCTACGAGATTTATCTCTCACGTTTAAGATTCCCGTGTCTACTTTAAAACCCTTGATGCAAGATAAGGAAGCATGTCTAAAACTACTCTTAAAACTATAGCAACATGGAATTGGTTGATATAGTTTTTTAAAGTATAATACTATAGTATGTACCAAGTATCTCTGGCAGGAAGTTCAGTCAATTCTGCTACCGTCAATCTAAATATAAGCAGTGATAATTTGTCCGTCACGAATGCAAGTATTACCAATTTAACGGTTGGAAATCTTAAGACCACTATATTTTCACCCAACGTATTCAATACCAGTTCTTTGAATGCCTCTGCCCTAACGTTACCGTCCAACTATATTATGCCGTTGTTGAATGTATCTAAATTAAACGTATGTAATCTATCGTGTATCCATATATCCGCCACGGCTATCACCGCGCCCAATGTCCAGCCCACACTCACCGCTGGAGACAACGTCACGATTGTGAATAATGTGATTAGTGCTTCCAATAGTGCCTTATTGCCGTCTGCGATAAACGCTTCATCCTTAAGTGTTACGGGTTTTGTAATCATCGGCGGTGAGACCTTTATAAGCGACAGTCTATTGGTGACGGATACTTTACAAGCGGGGGACTTTGTATGCAATGGAACGATAACAGGCACGAACTTATCCACAACGGCCTTATCCTTTGGCAACGCTTTGGACTATGCTCCTTCCACCAAAACCTTATCGGTTGAGACCACTGGACTCGTCACTCAAAACTCTAATACTCCTATCACGAGCGGGGCGGTCTATAGTGCTATCAATACTTCGTCGTCTCAATTACACAACGTTGCCCATTTTCGGGGTGTGACCGGTACAAGCGAAGACAGTGTGACCCCCGTAAGCTATGACATCGCACCAGGAGTGACAGGCGATGTGTTTTTTTTAAACTACTATCCCAAGTTTGCAAATAGTTATATCACCGTTCAAATGTGTTTTGCGTATACCTTTGGTGTCGCGGGGGCGGATACCTTAGTTGGAAGAATCGTCGTAGGCATTCAAGACAATACAACGGACGTCACCATTCAAGAACAACGACAACGATGGAACTCCACAGCGGGAGGAGGCACACGAAGCGGAGACATTGGCATGTTACAGGGTACGTATAAAAATACAACTCCAGCGGGTCAGTTTGACCGAATCAAGTTGGAAATATTTAATCAAAGCACTGGTGATACTTTTTCACTTTTATACCCCGAATACATTAGTGTTATGGTGACCGAAACCTTGGATTTAAACGGACCTGCAGCCACCAATGTCTATATAGGGTCAGGTAATATTTCGTGTAATGCTATCAGTTGTTTAGCCTTGTCCGTCAACCCAGGCGTCCGCACCTTGGCGACCATTGGTTATACCGAATTCGGTAATGCGTCTTTGGCGTTTGATACAGCGTGTATGTCTTTAAAAGGAAATGCTACCGAGACAGAATACGGGTTCGCCCAATTTACCAATCATACTACGGCTATGAATTCTATGCTCTCTTCCTATCTGTCTTTCCGCCACGCCAATGTTGAAAAGATGGTGATGCGTAATTCTAATTTTGGAATCAATATATCTGAACCGACGGAACGATTGACGGTAGTAGGCAACCTATCGTGTTTAGGAGATATTTACAATCACGGAAGCACACACGTCTACGGCACGATGAACGGTAATGTAGATGCTAATCAAGTCGTTGTAGATTTATTATTAGGAAAAAATGCCGTCTTTTCAGAAGACGTGACCATAGAAGGAAACACAGAAGTAGAACATTTAAGTATATTAGGGGACTTGAATATACTCGGTAGTGTCTATGGAAATATTGTGACGGCAGGACAGAATATAACGGTTAGTGCGAACAATGTCATAAGTGCTTTTGTAGAAGGGACGGCCGAACTCAATATATCGTCTTTACACGTAGACCATACCACCAACTTGGCGGGTGTTTTAAATGTAAGCAAAACCTCCACCTTTGAAAAATCCTTGAATGTAAAGGAAAACTTGTATGGCGGAGAAGCAGGAGTAAAAAGCGGACAACTCATATTGTATTCTTTACAGGTCGGCAACAACGCCGTCATTGCAGCAGACGTTCACTCCATGGTCATAGGCGGGACAGGAACGATTACTTCGGTGGATACGTATTTAGGTTTTGATAAAGTCTTTTCTATTACCAAGACGGAGGTCAATATATCCAACAACGTCAACATTAGCGGGACGCTGACGGCGGATTCTATCAACATTGAAAATCTCGCCAACATCAATGCTTGTTCGGTCAACGCCTCGGTTGGTAATTTTTCAGCATTACCTATAGTCAATAGTTCAACAGGAAACTTTTCAGTGTTGAGTGCCGACCAGTTGTTCAGTTCTAATATGACCGTGTCTGCCCCCGACAACGAAGCCACTTCGTTCGTCATTCATAATGTAAGTGCCGACAAAACAAACTATGCGTTGTTTCAAAACGCCGACGGGCAAACCAATCTGAATTCTTCCAACCATTTGTATTTTAGAACCAGGGGACAATTAAAAATGAAGTTAGACAGCGATGGCAAACTCGGGATTGGTACTTTAACACCTGATGCATTACTACATGTAGTAGGTACGGCTATCATAGACACGTCTTTACAATCACCTCTATTGAATACGTCTTATCTTAATGCGTCCGAGTTGTTCGTCAGGTTCGGGTCAGAGTTTCAGGGGTCAATGCTTATACGAAACGATTTAGAAGTAGACAATAAGATTACGGCAAATGATATTAGATGTTTGGAACTATTGAGTGGTGTGAATGTGTGTATGACGGGATATGTACAATCTTTTTCATTGACAGCAACCAATAGAGTCAATAGTCCTATTGTCAATGCATCTACGGCGAATGTGTCTATTTTAAATATAAGTCAAATCAATATTAGTTCTATTACGCTGAACACGTTGAACGCCAGTCAACTCAACGCCAGTTCTATAGACGGCGACTTAATCGTTGCCGACGAAATGGTAGTCCTTGAATTAGAAGCAGTAACGGGAGCAATAGACGAACTGACTACCATTGACTTATTTACAGATGTCTTGTATGTCCGTGAAGTCAATGCGTCTAATCTATCGTGTTTCAACGTATCCTTGGCAGAACTTGAAGCAGGAGAAATCTTATGCGATGGACGAATCACCACCGTCAATATGAGTGCTACTACTATCAGTTCAACCACTTTACAATCAAATCAAATTTTTACACCTCTATTGAATACGTCTTATGTCAATGCGTCCGAATTGTTCGTAAAGTTCGGGTCAGAGTTTGATGGTGCTATGATTATACGAAATAATTTAGAAGTAGACAACACATTAACTGCTGGAGATATAATATCCACTGGGTTGATGAGTGGTTCAAATATATCTATGACGGGACAAATAACCTCAAACGTACTAAAAGCAAACCAAGTAAATGCTCCAAGTATGAACGCAAGTGTATTGAATGTTTCGTCTTTGAATGTATCGGTTAGTGTCAATGTCTCTCAAGTGAATGCCTACGCCTTATCGGTCACGGAACTATTAGAAGCAGGGGATATCGTATGTAACGGCAATTCATCGCTCACCAATATCAGTGCTACTACTATTCATAGCACAAACATCTCAGGGGTCAATGGTTCTTTTACTTATCTGACGGCAGACAATCTACAGGAAACCTTAATCGCAGGACCGGGTATAGCGATTGTAAACCGTACCATATCTACACAACAGATTTTAGTGGCTGGAACCAATATAGACATTATAGGGGAAGTCATAAGCACCACCTCACTTTTAAACATTAGCAATGTGAGTAGTGAAAAAGGAAAAATCGTCAATCTATCTTGTACGAATCTATCCGCTACTTCTATCACTGCGTCCAACGTCCAACCTACTTTAATTGCGGGGTCTAATCTTACGCTGGTTGGAAATGTTATAAATACATCCAGTAATCTCAATATATCCAACGTATCCGCTGTCAGTGGTTTTATCGACGCCTTTGAAGCAGATACCATTGAAACCATTGGAATAAATTCACAAGGCGTTTTCTCTGACGAAGCAGACATCACAACCGTCCGCGCCATAAGCGTAGACACAAATACCCTTATTTGTTTAACAGGTCGTATTACCAATTTAAGTTCTACCAATATTAGTGGAGCACAAGGAACGATTACCAATTTTAGTTCAACCAATAGTAGTGCTACCCGTGGAACGATTACCAATATCAGTTGTAGTAATATCAGTTGTACTGGAAAAATAAATGTTCTTAACGTATCCGGCACAAATGCCACCTTTACGAGTTTGACTGCCAACAACGTCCAACCTACTTTAATTGCGGGGTCTAATCTTACGCTGGTTGGAAATGTTATAAATACATCCAGTAATCTCAATATATCCAACGTATCCGCTGTCAGTGGTTTTATCGTCAGCTTTGAAGCAGATACCATTGAAACCATTGGAATAAATTCACAGGGCATTATTGCTGACGAAGCAGACATCACAATCGTCCGCTCCATAGACGTAGACACACATACCGTTACTTGTTTAACAGGGCGTATTACCAATTTAAGTTCTACCAATAGTAGTGCGACGAGTGGAACGATTACCAATTTTAGTTCAACCAATAGTAGTGCTACCCGTGGAACGATTACCAATATCAGTTGTAGTAATATCAGTTGTAGTCTAAAGATAAATGTTCTTAACGTATCCGGCACAAATGCCACCTTTACGAGTTTGACTGCTAACAACGTCCAACCCACATTAACCGCTGGAACAGGTATTACGATTGTAGGAACAACCATATCCTCTTCGGCAACGCTTGTAGCAGGAACGAATATAGACATTACAAGTGGAGTTATAAAAACAACCTCCAACGTCAATCTATCCAATCTATCCACTGACGTCCTTCATTCACCCGTTATCGTGTCCAATTTGATTACCTCCATTGATGGTGAGATTGATATCTTGAACGCAGACATTAGCGTCACGACTCCTTTTTTGGCGGCGACGAACATATCCAGCACGAACGGGACGTTTACCAGTTTAACCACCACCAACTTGAATGTGTCTCAATTGTCTACCCACAATATTTGTGCCGTCAATGAAATACAGGCGTCTATTGTGAATGCCTCTACCATCATCGCCGGAGATGCGTTTAGTGTTTTGTCCTCTACCTTATCCACCAGTTTTTATACAGACTTTGTAGATGACCAAAAGTTTGTGTTGAAGGTGACTGGAGTTGGTTCGCCCTCTGCTCCAAAACTTGCCTTCCGCACGGGAACAACTGACGCTTTACTCATTACCCAATCCTCCAATGTATCTATAGCAAATCACCTCACGGTCACCAACACAAGCGGAACGAATGCGTCTTTTACGAATCTAACCGCCGATAACGTTCAACCTTTGCTAACGGCAGGTAGTGGTGTTTCCATCGTCAATAACGTGATATCCGCCGGTACCTCTGCCCTTACGGGTGGATTGAATATCAGTATTCTTAACGACGTTGTCTCCACCACCAGCAATTTCAGTGTCAGTACGTTGTATGTGACTGGAGATTCCACCGTAGGACCAATATTGAATATTGGACTCAACGACGCCTCTACCACCCCAAAAACCATTTTCTTTGGTGGTCTCAACGGGGATAATAGTTATGACCACACCGTCATAGAAAGTCGTATTTATAGTGGTGATGAAAATGCCGAACTGTTGTTGTTTAAAGGCAACGATGTCAACGCAGACCGTATTCGTTTAAGAGCAGCTATCATACTTTTTGATACCTATAGTGGTAATTCTACGGACAGAACCGCCGAAAATATACGGATGATGATTAATTCCGCAGGACGAGTTGGTATAGGCACAGTCAATCCAACACGACCCTTACAAGTTGTAGGTGATATCTATTGTACGGGCAATATAAGTTGTGAAGGATATATGAAAGCCAACGATAAACCAAGAATGCGAATTGTTAGGGACAACTTTACGCTTCCAAGTGGGACGACCTCTTTGTTAAATGGTGGTTCGGTTAGTTTACGAGAAAATTGTACGGTCTCCTCGGGTGTGTTTATTGCGACCATCGCAGGAATCTATGCTTGTTCGTGTAAGTTAAGACTTCCAGACAATAATAATCAAGCCCCAGAAATACAATGGTATAGAAGAGCAAGTAACGGGTCACAATCCGCCTACGAAAATTTTGAAATGTGGATACCTGCTGGTGTCAGTGGAAGACGTGCGGGTATGAGTCACACTATCATTAGTTTAAATGTCGGAGAGGGCATCCTTCCAAGAAACGATTTAAACACGATGGCAGGATGTTTTGCTACCTTTGATGTGTTTATGATACAATAATTTTTTTTATAAGTATATAGTATGAACTATTACGCTGTCTTGAAAAAACACTACGATGGGAAAATCTGGGGCATTGCCGAAGATTATAGCACGTTAGACTGGGGCGACGAAACACCGAAACCGACTGACGAAGAAATGATAAGTCACTGGGACGATATGGAACACGAGTATTTAGAAACTCTTATGCGACAACAACGAAACCAGTTGCTGAAAGACTGCGACCATTGTGCCCTACCGGACTTTCCAAACCGAGAGCCTTGGTTAATCTATAGGCAACAACTCCGAGACTTGCCTGAAGACTGGACGATAGATACTCCGTATCCTACGCCACCAGAATAATAAACGTCTATATTACATGTACATGCTCTTGATATTCCACGATCAACAATGTACTACCCTCAACGCCATATGGATGTATGACAACATTAAATCCATGTTGGAGGATACATGCAACGTTCTCAAGTATAGTGATATCAACAAAAAAACACGTATTTATAAAACCGCCAAGTCCTTTTTTCGTATCCTTAAAATCAATACCAAAGATAATATATTATATTTTAGATAAGTATATGCCGTCTACTTATCTATTCCTCAGTGACGCACAACGGACTTTGGGTGGCACAAGTGGTGCGAATTGGTTGAACCTACCGACCTTGTCTTCCTCTACGAGAGAATGTTATTTACGGGTGACGAGTTGTCAAATTGAATTAGGGACAGCTGATGCAGATATTACACATTTAACCTTGAAAATGAAAATACCTTCGGTCAACTATTTTTCGTCGGATAATCGTGAGGTTGTGGTTGCCCGTTTGTCGTTGACCCAACCTACCGTATATGAATTACAACTGGAGAATACCATTCAAATACTTACCAACGACAATCTTAAAAGTTTAGACTTTGTATTGGAAAATAATGCTGGTACTAACTTTTCATTAGGTGCAAGTGATTTTATAAATATCATGTTGAAACTGGATTATGTAGACCAAAAAGAACAAGTCATGGGACAATTGCAGACCGTTCCTCAACGATTATAATACAGACCCCTTTACAGGGAAGGGGGGCGGGGGGACTTGGGGGACTTTCAGCAAGGAAATTGCCCAAGGGGTAAGAAATAAGTTCGACCAAGGTTGGTCAAAATAAATCTGGGGGTGTCTCAGGAATCGGTCTGAAAGTCCCCCAAGTCCCCCCGAATCCGTTGAATGTTTAATCAAAGTATCCCTCTTTCGCATCCTCACCCTTTTCCAATTGTTCAATCTCCTTTTCATCGTCCTTGTACCCATTAATCCATCGTTTCTTATCCAAGTAATCATACACTTCTTGTGGGGTAAACTTGAAGGAATTTGTCCCATGCGCTTTGTACTTGAAAATGGGAAACTCCATATCCGTCAATCGTGAAATAAAAGCTCGTGAGGAAGTTGCTTTGGTGTCATCTTTCAAAAACCGGTTCTTCTTACAAAATCGTTCGTAGAGGTCAAACATGTCCGTCATGGGTATCACCATTTCACACGTAGCTTTCTTGTCCATACCAAACTCTTCCCACTGTGCTTTGTCTACAAACTCTTCAAAAAACAATGCCTCCACTGGACTATATAGATTACACATATCTTTATAGGCTTTTGTAATAGGTCTTTGTTTAATCCAATCAAAATTAACCAAGTCTAAAGACATGAACCATTGGTACAAAGCTTGCATCGTTTCAGGTTTTCTAAAATGTTCATGGAGTTGAGACCAAAACTTGGAAGACTTGGTAAGATACACGTCGGTAGATTGAAACACTCCAAATCGTCTATCTTTGGTCTTGACATCAATAGGAAAAGGGTTTGGTTTATTGGTAGTAATGATACTCCGGGCATGGTTACTTACTTGTGTAGGTCTTACATTTTTAGGGTTGATGGTAATGGTATCCTCTGTAATAAACGATTTCATTCTTCCTTCAAAGTCAAACGTATCTTTACCTTCGGCTTCATTTAAATTAACCAATAGTTTTCTAAAAAATCCCTCGGCATGTTCTCCAAAAAAGTCATTGGGTTTAGACGAGGTAATGTAGTGAGCTTTGTTTAACATATGACCGATAGCATCCAAGGCAAGGTTTTTACCCACACCCTGTTTACCTTTTAGGATAATACAGATAGGAGGTTTATGACTTGGGTCTTGGAAAATCTGTGCAATGAAACAATGGAAATACATGGCATGTTCGGGAACACCTCCGCATAATTCTTGGACTAAATCTAAATAAGGTGTTATTTTTTTCATCAAGTTTTCCGCAGGAGGACCATACAAGTCAGGATGGAATCCTTCAAACAGGTTATAAATACTTGAATCATAAAAAGGATTGTTTTGATTATAAGGTATAAAATCCAAAGCCCTATAAAGACGATGATTCACATCTACAGACCATTTATCGTAAAACATGATGACTCCACCTTGTATCGATACGAAACCACTTTGAATAGGTTTTAACAACAAAGAGGCTTGACTTGGGTTTAGAATAGACGGAAGTTTATGAATACCATTTTGGAAGATGTACAAAGGTTCAGGTTGTTGCACTTTACACAAGAAATGTTCTAGGTAAGCTTTACGAATGGAATATATCTCTTGGGGAGTCTGTCCAGTCAAAGAGTCACAATAGATTTGATTGTATTCCTCCAAGTGTTGAAAAGGATAGTTTGAAAAATCATATTTTTCTTCTACAAATTCATGGTATTTCTCCATGGGTTTGAATGCAAATTCCACTTTATAACCTGACGTTTCAAAGCAATACGAAGACAGTTCTTCCAACACGTCAGGACTGACCTCCTTTTGATGAACTAAAAATCCATCAAAACATAATGTATCCACTTGTATCCCAAGTTGTTTACACTTTACAATGGCTTTGCCTATCACATCATCTTCAATAACCTGCAAGACATAGGACAAGCAAGACGCTTTTTTGTTTTGATATTCCTTCTTTTTTAGTTTTTTTACATCTGCCATGATGGTGGATTCAATACTACATACTCTATCGGTGAGCATCTTCAACTCGGTTTCCAAGTCATGAACCCATGTTGGGAGAGGCGTTTGAAGGTCAAATCCGTTCATTGCACAGTAATCATTTACGCAACCACCATACAACATGACAATGAAAAGTTCCTTGACTACTTTACGGGGTAATTTAAACAAGTGTATCAACTCTTGGATACGGACATTACGATGATGTACATAATCGTCTAAAGCATTGCATCGTAATCCATTTTTATTACAATATTGAGCTAATAAAACAAAATGACAATTGACAATATCAATATCCGTATGGGTATCGTACACCAAGGATTCCCGGACGGTTCGCTTAAGGTTCTGTAAGGACAAAGAACCTTTTGCATATTTCCGTCCAATCATAAGTCCTTGAGATTCATAATCCACCCTAAACCCTAATTGAACCTTGTCGTATCTCTTGGCATAATTCTTTAATTGTTTTCTAACTTCATCGTCCAAGTCCTGATTTTGAATAAGTTGGTCTACACGTTTTTTTTCTACATGTTCGTATAAAGTGTTTATCATTGTATATATACTACACAGATAAAAACTTTAAGTCAATTTTACCTTAATATATCTTAACCCCTCGGCATTCAGTATATTCGTCGTAAATCCCGATTCGTCTAAAATGTTTAGAAACTTGATTCCAACAGTATTGTTTGCGTCTCATTTCTTTAAACTTAAGCGAGTGTTTTTGTTTCCATACTCGGTTGTAATCTCCTTGTTTGAGATGCATCTTATTTATATATATAGAGATTATTTCTTTAAGTGTATTATATAACTTAAAGACAAGTTTTTTATATGTAGTATATGTCTTTTGAAAGCCCAAGTCCATGGATTAGTGAAGTTACGATTCCTTTTGAAGAAGCAGTTGAAAAAGTAAACAAACTAAAAATCTATTGTGCCGTGAAAGGAATAGATTTAAACTTCACTTCCATTCCAGATCGTCTAAACCAACAAGAGAAAATACGAGATTATATAAAGGAAACATGGGGATGTTTAGGTTTTCCTAATACATTTGCATTGTTCGCATTACTCATCGCACCAGAAAACACAGTAAAAAAATGGTTACCCGATGTTATGGAAAGTGTTGAAAGATGCGAACGGACAACCAAAATCGTGGACGATGGTCATTGTTGTTGTGGTCATTACCTCACTCAATATTTTATAATAACCAATGAAATCACTAAAAGGTCATTGATAGTTGGAAGTCATTGTCTTGTAAAATATGGATTGAAATGTTTACAGGATAACTATAAGATAATGATTCAAGAAGAGAGGCAAGTCGAAAAAGAACAAAAACGATTAGAACGTGAAAAAGCAAAACAGGAAGAAGAAGAACGAATGAAGCAATTAAAGTTACGCTTGGAAGATGAAGTAAGCCAGCTAAATGGGTTTAAATTATGTAAGAAATGTAATCGTCATACTATCTCTCCTGATAGTCCATGTTACAAGACACTATGTCTTTCATGTTGGAATGAAAATAGAAAAGAAACCAGAAAAGAAACCGGCATGAGACCATGTATAGATTGTAAACGTTTTCTCATCCGTCCTGATGACCCAGAATGGAGAGTACGTTGTGGGTCTTGTTACTATAATTTGAAGAATCCTAATCAAAGGTTATAACCTCTTGTTGGTATTCAATAGATAAACACGGAGTATACGAACCAACTTTACCAGTACGAACTTTATACGGACCATTTAGAATCCTGTACCGTTTCATGTATCCCGGATGTTGCCCTCTCCAACGCTTTTGGTTTGCTCGGCAAATACAACACGTCTTCAACACTTGTCTCAGTTGCATAAAATCATCGTGTATGCGCCAAACTCTGCATGCAATGCACTTTTTATCCATTTTTTAATTATAGAAAGTATGTTTTAAATCAATTTTTCCTTAACATTTGGTTGCATCATAACTGGAAGATATCGTTCCCATGGACGTACCTCTATTCTTGGATATCTTGCTTATGCCCTTCAGGTTGTTGTTACTACAAACCGAAGCCTTCATGATAGTGGACTCGTTATACCCCGTTATTTTAATGACAGAATTGGTTAAATTATTTAAATCTACTAATAAATGATTGATATGAGAGACTGCTTTGTGAAACTTTTTTGATTTAATAATATCTTTTTTCTGACCGTATCTCTCTACTGTCTTGTACTTGTTTCTAATATACACTACATCATTCTTCCTCACATACAACCAGTTCTCTGTATCATTCAATAGATGCTTCTCACTGGTGATGTTAGCAACCAAATCCATATTTCTTGTGTTGAACGTTAATAAAAGAAACATGACTGCATACTCCAACCATCTCTCTTGTTTATAATACATATCCATTTTATGGTTAAGTTCTTGGATATCCGGAACAACCATAGCATCCGTTCGTTTCCTTTGTCCTGTAATCAATACATCGTTTAGTTTTCGTAATTCAATCAATAATGCATCGTTCGGTAATACTTTCCAACGTCTATACTTGGATGCAGTAGAAATAAGCGCTTTTTGTTTGGATAGAGTAAATCTCTCGTCTTTGATAAAAGACATTAGTTTATCTTCTTTGAAATCGTTCAAGGGCATACCAATGCCCATATTTTTCATATGAGTGTTTATAGTTTGGTTAGAGAGATTTAACGATATAAGATATTGTTTAAAGTCCATGTATTATAACTAGAGAAAAATTATAACATGTACCCAACGGATTCGGGGGGACTTGGGGGACTTTCAGACGAATTCTTGGGACACCCCCAAAATTATTTTGACCAACCTTGGTCGAACTAATTTCTTACCCCTCGGGCGATTTCCTTGCCGAAAGTCCCCCAAGTCCCCCCGATTATAACCCAATCCTCCGCCTAATATAATACCAAAATAAAGAACATTCCGAGAACATTCCGAGAAGATTCCGAGAACATTCCGAGAACATTCCGAGAACATTCCGAGAACATTCTGCCCGACAAATACCGACCCTAATATGACAGCATAATGTAGGTAAAAAATATTTATAGAAAATATATTTTATGACGATAATGCTAACAAATTATATTTAGATTTATTTAGTGTATTTTTACAATTATGATAACAAATAATTTTAACAAAAATAATTAATTATGACCTAAATAGATACCAAAATATACAACCAAAATATAAATACTTTTGCCGGAACTTATGCTCTAATATAATACAATACAATAATAGTATTTTGAGACCATATT